TGTTTTGGGACGTGAACCTGGAGCATTTCATGCTGCATACGACGCCCGGCTACGATTTCGATGAGGTGATCACTTATATTATGAGCTATGGTAACGTGCTCGTCGTGCAATAATTTGCGCGCCCGGCGCATCCGGGTTATCATGGACGGCAGTCATAAAAGCAACGCCACAGAGATTACGGCCTCTGTGGCGTAAAGCCGACAACGTTGTCGCTGCAGCTAAAAGGATTGTACCATGTGCGCATTGGCGCTCCAATCTATCCCGCGCGTTGCACAAAGTGCAGCCCGCATAGACGCAAAACTCAGGAGATGCAAAGGCACGCGCTTTGTTGAGCGCTTCTGGCTGGATATGCTGAAACACGATGAACGTTGGTTAGCAGACAGGATTGCCGACTTGAAGAAAGAACGGCAATATAGTCGCGCCGTCCGCGATGGACTAAGATTGTTTCTGGATCTCCGCGATGGGCGGGTTGATGTACTGCTGGAGCTATTCCCGTTCGTACGCGCTCAGTTGGCAACAGCAGGGCAGGGCGATCTCAGCTTGCGGCTGGCGGCTCTGGAAGCGCAGTTGGCACTGTTGAAGCCCATGCCCGCAGCCACCAACATTGTATCTTTTACCCCGGTTATGCCACCTGCTGAGGAAGATGACACGCTGCTCACGGTGACGAAAGCCAGGAGCGAGCCGGGCAAGAGTTCCAGCAACTTTTTAGACGCCGCATGGCGGCTTGTACAGTAGGAGGCAACATGGACGAACTGGCTTATTTAATGGGACAGCGACAGGTATATGCCACGCTGCTCGAATTGGCCTTGAGTGGATTAGGGCGGGGGGTTGACAATGAACTGCCGTCGCTGCGATTGGAACGCGAGGCGACGATTGCCAGCTTGCGCGGACTGTGTGAGGAGTTCGGCGATAACGATTGGTCGGACGATCTGCATCTGGCGGATGTAATCGATAAACACCTCGCACCCTATCTGACAAAGGACGCCACCGATGAGTGACTTGAACCGCTTTATCGCGGAAGCGCTGGGCAAGACGGTCGCCCTGTGGCAGGCTGAAGATGATCTGTATCTGCGGGAAACGACCCCGGAGGGGCTGGTCATACATACGCCGTGTCCGCACTGGGACACGTCGCTCGATGCCATCACCCGCGAAATCGAGGCGGCGGGGTATGTCTGGCAAGTCCGAGGCCCACGGCTCATAGATGGCTATGCTTACTTTGGTGAACTTTATGCGTATGGTCGTCTGGTGAGTATTGCCCATGCCACCACCGCGGCCGCTGCGCTGGGCGAGGCGTTCCTGTTGGCCCTGGCAGAGCGAAAAGGGCAGGGGCGCTAACGTAAATACAACTTGACCTCCGCGCGCCGCCTGTGCTAGTGTATGATTGTCGAATTGTATACAATCATACAGGAGCACACGCTTGGCGGACTCAATCATCCTCGAATGGCGTGGCAAGGAATACCATCGCGCCGATCTTCCCCCCGGCAGTCCCCATCACGGTTCCCCGGCCCGGCCCTGGGAAATCCCGATCAAAGGCGATTTTGGCTCCAACAGCGGCGAACTCGGTATCGTCAAGGTGGCGGTCATCAACGAAGTCGAGCGCGTCATCCTATTCCCCCGGCGCGGCGGGGTGTATGACCGTCGCAACGGGATATTGCCCCGACCTTACTATTTCGAGCGTGACGCGACTGGCAAGCGCCATAAAGCCTTCAAGGTCTTCTGTGCGCACTGCGGCGATTACCAGCGGCGAGAGGCGTTTTCACCTGACCCGACGCGGCCCAACGGCTTGCGCGGCTACTGCAAAACCTGTATCAGCATCCTTAACCACGAAGATTATCTGAAGCGCAAGGAACGGGCACAGCGCATGAGTAAGATTCATGTACAGGCCGCTTGACAGTTTCGACAATCGTCACCTATGATCTTTGGCAGACTACATGTGCGCCCTGCGGGGCGCTTTTGTGTTTCTGCCGGTAAACAACTCAGGGCCTCGCCGGGCTGAATGCCGTGACGACGGGGCTGGCAGCTAAATTACCCAATGAATTTCTTTGTGGCCCGGCGTGAGACCCCTGACGGCGGGTGCATGTTTCTTCCTCCTGGCTAAGCCCCGGCGCTAGATACGAAAGGAACTTCCCAAGTGCATTCGAGTTTATCGCCGGGGCGAACCTGAGCTATGCCGATAGCCTGGTATCTCATCCCGTATCGCACTACCGTGAACCCGCCCGGCTCATTTCCGCTGGCGACGCGCACCCTCGACTTATCGCTGGTCGTCAACGAGCCGGACAGCCTGTGGGATTCCGTTGAAGTCGCCGGGGATCAGGCCATCGTCAAGGTCGCCACTTCGCAGCGCGTGCTGGACGAACTGGATGGATTGTATCAACGCTTGCGGGATTATGGCGCAGACCTCGCCACCACCACCGTCCAGGAGCAGAACGAATTGCGGGCCATCCTGACCACCACCGGTAAGACGGCGGAGGAGATCGACGCCCGTTATCCGGGTGGCCTCAGCCAGACTACCATGACCGACGTGCTGCGTTTCATGACGACGGGTGGTCGTATCCCACCACGCCTGAACCCGGACACGCAGCAGGTAGTGTTTGACCGGGCCAGTGTACCGTGTGAGAGTGTGGACGGACTGGCGGCGCGCGATATGCAGAAAGAGATCGATGATCGCGCCCGCGCACGGGCGAAATGAGCTAAGCTGTGGCCTTCCCAACCACCGGCGTTCTGGACACCTTTGACCGCGCCAATTCCGGCAGCCTCGGCGCGAACTGGAATGAAACACTGGTCGGCAGTTGGAGTATCGCCTCCAATCTGGCGGCCCCGGATAGCGTGGCTGGCGGCGCGGCCTTTGCTTTCTGGTCCGCCGCCGCCTTTACGGATGATGTCGAAGCCTATGCCATCGTTTCGACCAAGCCGCCGGATGGCAGCAGCGGATATATTTTCGCCAGGTTGCAGCAAACCGGTTCGTTAGCCACACTGGACGGTTATGACGTTCATGTAGTCGCCGCCTCGGGTACAGATACGTTTGAAATTCAACGGCTCGACAATGCGGTCAGTACCGTATTGACCAGCGGTTCGCAGGAACTCACGAACGGCAACGGCGTTGGTATCGAGATTATCGGGACAACGCTGCGTGCCCTGATCAATACCGGCTCAGGCTATACACAAGTCCTGTCCACGACCAGCAGCACCTACACCGGCTCAGGCAACATCGGCATCGGCTCGACCAGCACCACCACGCGCCTGAATGATTTCGGCGGTGGGGTAGTTAATACTGAAATTACCGGTGCGGCTGCCATTACTCTCGGCGCGCTGACCGCTGTGTCTGCCGGTACAGTAGACATAACCGGGAACGCCGCGCCCACGTTAGGGGCGGTCACGACCAGCGCCGCCGGAACCGCAGCGATAAGCGGGGCGGCAGCGGTTACTCTGGCGACCTTGACCTCAGCGGCCAGCGGCACTAATGAGGTAGTCGGGTCAGCAGCGCTTACGCTGGAGGCGCTGACCAGCGCCGCAGCGGGCACGGTCGAAGTCGCAGGCAATGCTGCGATTACCCTGGGCGTAGTGACGACTGCCGCTGCCGGGACAGTGGCTGTTTCCGGCGCTGCCGGGGTCACACTGGATGCACTCACCACTACCGCAGCCGGCACAGTCGATGTCTCTGGCGCGCTGGCGGTCACGCTCGACGATGTGACCCTGGTAGCCAACGACAGCGGCGCGCTGACCGGTGATCTCAATGTCACCCTCGGCGCGCTAAATGCGGCGGCGGCGGGGACGGTGGACATTGCAGGCGCGGGCGCTATCACGCTAAGTGCGCTGACTGTCGCCTCGGCAGGCGCAGTCGATATTTCGGGCGCAGCCGATCTGACCTTCGATGCGCTGACGCTTGCCAGCAGCGGAACGGCGGCCATCGTCGGGGCATTGGCGGTCACGCTCGACGATGCGACTCTGTCGGCGGCAGGCGCTTCGGGCAGTACCGGCGACGCGGCCATTACTTTAGGCAGCCTGACTGTTGCCAGTGCCGGAACGGTAGACGTGTCCGGCGCGGCGGCGGTCAGTCTGGACAGTCTCAGTCTAAGCGCGGCGGGCGCAGCCGACATCTCTGGCACGCTGGCCGTGACGTTGGGCACACTGACCCTGAGTGCCAATGATACCGAACCGGTCACTATTTCTGGGCTGCTGGTGATGACCTTTAGTGCCGTACAACCCGGTATGACGTTCAGTGCTACACAGCCTGACATGACCTTCAGCGCCGTACAACCCGGCATGACGTTTTCTGTGGAGGATTGATTATGGCAGTACAACTCTCAGTCGCCGTGCGCAATGCTCGATTGGACGCTATTGAAACCGCCATCGGCACGGACGCGGTGCTCAAACTTTTCACGGGGGCGCAGCCTGCCAACTGTGCCGCCGCCAATAGCGGGACGGAACTCTGGTCCGAAACCTTGCCGACGGATTGGGCGGCGGCGGCCTCCAGTGGTACGAAGGCCAAGTCGGGCACGTGGTCGGCGGCAGGCATTGGGGATGGAGACGCCGGGCACTGGCGGCTGTATGCCAGCGATGGCACCACCTGTGGTGCGCAAGGTTCGGTGACGGCTACCGGCGGCGGTGGCGACTTGACGCTCGATAATATCAGCATCGCTACCGATCAGGTGGTCACGATTGCCACCTGGGTGCTGACTGATGGTAACGCCTAACCCGGCATGTCCAATCCATCTGTTCTGTCCACCCACGCCAAAGAGCGCAGCACCTATGTGATCACCGTCGCCTTTACCGACGACGAGGGCGCGGCGGTCACACCGACCAGCGCGACCTGGACGCTGACCGACCTGGACGGCAACGTCATCAACGAGCGCTCAGCAGTGGCGATTACGCCTTTAAGCACGTCGGCGACGATTGTGCTGACCGGCGACGATCTGGTCATCGGGACGTATGGTGAGGAGCGCGAACTACTGGTGCAAGCGGTCTACGACAGCGACCTGGGCGACGACCTGACCAATAACCAGGCCGTGCGTTTTGTGATCGATGGCTTCGTGGCGGTGACGTGAGCGAAGCCAAGCGTAAGCGCAAATCCTACGATGACAAGTTCCGCGCCTCGGCGGTTGTCATGCTGGAAGCAGCGGGCTACCCGACCGAGAAGGGCGCGCTGACCCGCACCTCCGAGCATTTGCACGTCCCGGCCATGACCTTAATGCGCTGGTTTCGCAAGGTACAAAATCCGCCTCCTAACGAAGTGGTTACTGAAAAAAGAGCCGAACTCAAGGATTTTGTGCGCTCGGAATTGAACGCTATTTTCGGCGACATGCCGATTGTGCGGGCTGATGCCAGCTACCGCGATCTGGCGACTGCCGCTGGTATTCTGATTGACAAGCTCCAACTCTTAGAGAATAAGCCCACCGAACGTGTTGAACATACCCACGAAGAGCGAGCTAATCGAATTACAGAAATACTTGACGCCGGACGAACTCGCCGAACTCGACAGTCTGATTCGCTTATCCAGTGACGACGGCCCGGCGGGGCAGGGGATCGCGTCGCTTTCGCTGGCGGACTTCTGCGCGCGCTACCTGTACATTCAGGACAAACGCGACCAGCTTGTGCCATTGGTGCTCAAGCGCGCCCAACGGCATTTTATCGAGCACATGACCGGGCGCGACATTATCCTCAAGGCCCGGCAGCTAGGCTTCAGCACTGCCATTCAAGCGTATATGTTCAAGCGGGCGATTGAGCAGCCCGCCCGTTTTGTGACAATGGCGCACGATGACATCACCACGCAAAAGCTGCGCCGGATGTCGAATATCTTTTATGACCACCTGGACCCGGCGTTAGGTGTCCTGCGCACCTCAGACAACGCCGGCATTACCGGCTATACCAACCTGAGCGAAATCACCATCAAGACGGCAGGCGCGCGTACCGGCGGACGTGGCGGAACCTACGGCGCGGGGATGCACGCCAGCGAAGTGGCCTTCTGGATCGATGCCGCCAGCATCGTGTCTGGCGCAATGCAAGCCATTCCCGCCGACGGGTTTATCTTCCTCGAAAGCACCGCCAACGGTGCAACCGGCATGTTTTATCAGGAAGTGCAGAAGGCGCTTAAAGGCGAGAGTGAATACACCCTGCACTTCTATCCCTGGTGGTGGGATGACGAGTATCAGTCCGCGCTCGAACCCGGCGAAACCCTGACTTACACGGCGGAAGAACAGGCGCTGGTCGATAAACACAGCCTGATACCTGAGCAGATTCAATGGCGACGGCGCAAGATGCGTGAGCCGGAAATGGACGTGTTATTTGCGCAGGAATACCCCGAAGATGTCGAGACCTGTTTCCTGACCAGCGGCCACAGCGCCTTTCCCAACGTCCACCTGGTCATGGGGCCACCGGTGCAGACTGACCCGCAGGCGACGCATGAGTACGTGGCCGGGCTGGACTGGGGGCAAGACGATAATTATTCGGCGCTGTGCATCTTCGATAAAATCACCCATCAGGAGGTTTACCTGAACCGCTGGCGACATCTGCCGTACAGCGTGATTCGCAAGCAGGTCGTCGAAGCGTGCATGGCGTGGCACGTGCGACGCATCGTGCCGGAACGCAACAGCATGGCGTCCAACGTCGAAAGCCTGATCGATGACTTTGAGGCGCAGGAGTACTTTATCACCACCGCGCCGCTGGTCATGAGCCTGACGGTCAAGCACGAACTAGTGACGAATTTCAAGCTCGGCTACCAGGAGCAGGGCATGAGGCTGCTGGATATTCAGTATGCCAAGCATGAACTGAACATCTTTGTCAAGAAACAAACCCCGTCCCTGTTGTGGACGTATGGCGCGGAAGGCAAGGGCGGCGCGGACGATGAGGCGCAGGACGATACGGTCATCGCGCGGCTGCTAGGCTGGCACGCGACGCTCATTGAGGCGGCGGTGTGGGGGGCGTCCCCCTTTGAAGATTACCGGGGCGATTAGAGGAACAATGTGGCTAACCTGTGGGGTCGTTTCATGGCCGGTCTGACCGCCTTTACCTATGCCTTCAACGAGCGCGACCTGATTCCGTCAGAGCGCTTTGAGTGGAACGATTACCGCGCGCGCTTGCTGCGCTACGCTCTGGCGGAAGCCTTCTATAACAACACCGTCTATCGTGACATCGAGCGCTTCAATGTCACGATCAAACACGAGTACCAACTCTACAAACATATCCGGGGCATTTACAACCCGGTCTACCGGCAGAACGAGCTCATCAAGAGCAAGGTGGCGGGCGGGGCGCTGGACTGGGAGGCGCTGGAAAAGGGCGCGCTGGTCGTGGTAGGCGCTGATCCGGCACTGCGCACGGCCCTCATCCGCGCGCTCAAGTGGTCGAACTGGGGCGTCAACAAGGGCCTGTACGTTCAGCAGTGCGCCTTGCTGGGGGACAGCATCCTCAAAGTGGTGGATGATCGGCGGCGACAGAAGGTACGGATCGAAATTCTGCATCCGGCCAAACTCAAAGAGGCCACCTTTGACGATGTAGGGAATATCAAGCGCGCCGTGATCGAATATCAGCGCGAATGGCTGAACCCCGATACCCAGCAGTTGCAGGACGTGCTGTATACCGAAATTCTAGACCAGGACGAAACCGTCACATTCAAGGATGGAGAAGAATTCGCCTGGGCCGTCGATATGGGCGGGATACCGACCAGTCGCTGGGCGAATGACTATGGCTTCGTGCCCCTGGTCAAGGCGGGCTTCAAGGACGTGGGGCAGCTATGGGATGCCAACGCCTTCCATGCTGAAACCGCGAAGATCCACGAAATCAACGACGCCGCCAGCATCCTCAACGATGCCATACGCCGCCAGCACAATACTCCGATGCTGCTGGCGGGCGTTCCCAAACCGGCGACCACGCCCAAGATCCCCGGCACGCTGGCGGATCGCACCAGCACTAATGATGCCAGCGCAGCGCGAGATAACGCGCCGTATCTGTATGCGGATAAAGAGGCCAGCGCACATTCGCTGATTATCCCAATCGACATCAGTGCCGGGTCTGCCAACACGGACGCGATGCTCAAGGAACTGGAGCGCGACATGCCGGAACTGGCGCTGCACCGGCTGCGCGAAAGCGGCGGCGACAAGCCCGGCATTGCCATCCGCAACATGTACAGCGATGCGACCGGACGTCTGACCGAAGCGGCCAGCAACATGGACGACGGGCTGATCCGCGCGCTGCAAATGACCGTGAGCATCGGCGGTCTGCGGCAGTATGACGACTTCGCGGGCTTCGACCTGCAAAGTTTCGAGCGCGGCGACCTGGACTTCTACATCAGGGAACGCGCGTTTTTTGAGGACGGTTTTACCAAACAGGAACGGGTGACGAACCTCAAGAGCCTGCCGGACAAACCCGAAGCGGCGCGGGCGGTGCTGGAGGAGATGGAATACCCGGAGGATAAAATCGAGTTGATCGTGGCCGAGATTGCGCTGGCGCAGCAGCAGGCCGCAATGCAGCCAGCCGGTGAGAATGGCAATGGCGCGATCAGCGTGCAGCCCAACCCGCGCCCGCAGTTGCCGACTGGACAACCTCAAAATATGCAGAATTCTAACGTACCGGGTGGTATCATGACGCCAGAGGTCGTGCAGCAGGTGCGTGAGTTGATGGCAAGCATGGGGGTGGCGGCGTGAGCAAATCACAGAAAGCTCTTGAATGTACCCCGGCGGAAGTCGCTCATGCGACGAACATGCTGTTAAATTTCGTCTCGTATGCCCCGGATATAGCCTACGAAGCTGTGGCTTTACGGTTCGGTGTGTCTCTTGATGATTGCCGGACGATGATGCGCTTTGCGGTCGCTGTGGTGGCGGCAGATCGGGGAGATCGCAATGCCAGACAGGCTATCGCTCAGGCCAAACGTGAGATCAAAATGACCGATGGCAGCCCAGACCTCTCCCGCTGACGACCGCCTGCGTCACCGGGCCGCCTTGCTCGCGCTGGCACTGGCGGCGGGCGAGATTACCTTAGACCAACTGCGGGCCGTGATGCGTCAGGAACTGGCGGAAGACATCACCATCGCGTTTTTAAGTGGCACAGGAGGCCAACGCAATGCCGACATCGACGACAAGCTGCGGGAACTCATCCAGCAGAATTACGCTGAACTTGACCGCCTTATCCGTTTGCTCGAACGGCCAGACAATAGCCGTACTCCAGCGGACACCCAGCGAAGGCTCGAATTGTTTGCGGATACCCTGGACAGCATTCAGGCCGAAGGCGAACGACTCGTCGAGCAGCCCAGCAGCCCGCTAATCCCGGCAGCCATCGGCGCGGCCCTGCTCGCGCTGTTGGGCCGGGTGCGCACGCCGGGACGGGTGATCCTGCCTGATACGGGTGCGGACGCTGGGACGAATGCCGGGGCGCTGGTTGAGCACTTCGGTTCGGTCATGGATGATCTGAGCGCACAGGTCCACAGCGGCCAGTTGACAGTCGATCAATGGCTCGAACAAATGCGGATCGCCGACCGCAATCTGCACGCGGCGCTTTATCGCAGTGGGCTGGGCCGCGAACTGGACGGCGCAGATTTGGCCCGACTGAATGAACGCATCCGCCAGCAGTGGGAATTTCTGGACGGGTTCGCAGCGGACATCCGGGCGGGCAAGCTGACGCCAGAGCAGATCAAGGCGCGCGCCAGAATGTATCTCGATAATGGACAGGCCAGTTTGCAGGAAGGGGCGGTGGCCCGTCTGGGCATTCCTTTGCTGCCTGCCTATCCGAAGGATGGACAGAGTGAATGCCTCGGCCACTGCCGCTGTTGGTGGGACATTCGGCAGGTAGAAGGCGGCTTCGACTGCTTCTGGACGCTGCGCCCCGCCGAACACTGCTCAACCTGCGAAAATCGTGCGGCGCTGTGGTCGCCGATCCAGGTGAGAAATGGCGTTCTGGGGCCGTATAGCACGATAGGCACGTTTGCGTAATTCCAACGCCGAATGTGGTAGAATAAGGTATCATAAGCAGCAGTGGAGGAATGATGATCTCACGACGTGATTTTCTTAGGCGACTGGGTATCGGAGTCGGGGCAGCCGCTGTCGGCGCAAAGTTGCCACAGACGGAAGTCATCAATGATTATGAAATCGTACAATCCGTTCCTCAAGGGCCTATCGGCATCGCATTGAACGATCATACCATTGTCACATCGGGCTTTTTCGAGGTTGGCGAACCTGTGGCACTAGCATCCCTGAAGAGCATCGGAGCCGGTGTTCGTGTTGAACCGGGAATGCTGGTGTATCTCAAGGATGATGGGAAGTTCTACCCATACGAATAACTGACACTTAGTCTCAATACATTTCCTACAAGCGACGCCCTCTGGGGCGTTTTTGTTTGTCCAAATTACGGCACAGCAGCGGACTCTGCTGGTAGGAGTACATCATGTTTCAAAGTGAACCGGGGTTCAAGACTCTGCGCACCTCACGCGCCAGCGCCATCAATCTGCTCAAACGTCGGGCCTGGTACGCCGACGAACCGGTTGAAGAGATACCCGCACCGGAAACCCCACCGGCCAAATCGGGGGAGACTGCGGGCAAGACCTTCACGCAAGAGCAGCTAGATAAGCTGCTGGGCGAACGCGCCGCCCGCGCCAGAGAAGCGGCGATTGCCGATCTGGTCAAAGAGTTGGGTTTTGACAGCGCCGATACCCTGAAAGCCAAAGCGAAAGCGGCGGCAGAGGCGGAAGCGGCGCAGCAGACCGAACTCGAAAAGGCGCAAAAGAGGATCGCCGACCTTGAGAAGAAAACCGCCGACGCCGAAAGTGCAGCGGCCAAAGCGCAGCAGGAACGGATGGAGGAACGCCGCAACGCGGCCATCCTCAACGCCCTGACCAGCGCCAGCGCCGAGAAACCGCAGTCGGTCCTGAACCTGCTGCTGGTGGAACACACTGCCGACGTACAGGCCGTCATGTCCGACGATGGCACGCTGGACGCCAAAAAGATCGACGCGTTGGCGACGACGGCCAAAAAGGACTATGCCGGTATGTTCAGAAGCGGCGGCCCCGGTTCACTGTCCAACGCGCAGGGCAAAGTCCCGGCCAGTGACAAATTGAAAGAAGATATTCGCAAGCAAATCCGAGTTCGTTACTAGGAGACATCTCATGACCGATATTGTGGTCACTGCGGCCCAGGTAGGCCGCGTACACCCTGACAAAGACGAGGTCTTCGCCGTGCAACTGGCAGAAACTGTCACGCCGGGGCAGGTGCTTTATCAGGCCATTACCGGGACGTTTGGGCTGGCGGATGCCAATGGCTCCGGCACGATCCAGGCGCGCGGTATAGCGTTGGAAGGGGGAGCCGCCGGGGCATGGGTTCCCATGATGAAACGTGGCTGGCTGTATGGCTTTGCCGTCTCTGCCCTCAATGGCGATGCGCTGCTGTATCTGAGCGTCACCGCCGGGGCGCTGGCGGATGCCACTGGTGGCACGAATGTGGTCTGTGGGCTGGTCATTCCCGCCCCGGATACGACGAAAGTCGTCTACGTCGAATTCGACTGGACGAATGTGTGGGCATAGGAGGCCAAAATGAGCGCAATCTTTGGTTTGGCGAACCTAGCCGCCGCCGATTACCAGTACGTCAATACTGCCGGTGAGGAAGTGATCTATACGGCCACGCAGGAATACACCCGTATGTTCACCGCGCAGATCACCCGCTTTGAAAGCGTGTTCATCGCCGGGATGACTGAGAATCACAATGAACGCTTCAAACTGCCCGGCACAGGGCGCATGTCGCGCCGGGTGACGGGCGTGCGTGGCCCCGCCGTGAAAGCCTATGGCGGGTGGGACGTGGGTTTCCCGCTGTATGACTTCGAGGAAGCCGTCGTCACCGACGATGTGGACTTCGCCTACATGACGCCCGGTGAGTACCAGAACGCCATCGATACCATCCTCAACCGCTACACGGAAGAGCGCCGCTGGCAGCTGTTTCATGCCATCTTCGATGATCAGGCTGGCTCCAGTGAAACTTATGCCGACAAGAACTGGGGCAACATCACCGTCGTACCGCTGGCGAACGGCGACACGACCACCTTCCCGCCGGTACTGGGAGCCACGACCGAAGCCACTGACGATCACTACAGCGAATCGGGCTATGCGGCGGCGTCCATCACCGACACCAACAACCCGCTGCCCACGATGCGCCTGGAACTGCTGGAACACTTCGGCACGACCACCGGCGGCGACAATGTGGTGGTCTTCTGCCATCACACTGAAACGCCTTACCTGGAAGACCTGACGGACTTCGATCAGGTCGAAGATCGCTTCGTGCGTTCCGGCGATAACCGGGATGTCCCGGTCAATCTGCCAAACGTGCCAGGTGTCATCAAGGGCCGTTCCAATGGCGTGTGGGTCGTGGAATGGAGCTACATGCCCGACAACTACCTGCTAGGCGTGCATCTGGAAGCGCCCCCGCCCTGCGTCGAACGCGTCGATCCGGCGGCTACCGGCCTGCCTCGTGGGCTGAACCTCGTGGCGACGGATGTTGACCACCCGCTGCAAAGCGCCATCTATCGCGGGCGCTTCGGTATCGCCGTGCGCAACCGGCTCAATGGCGTCGTCATGGAACTAGGCACGGGGGGAAGCTACACCGTCCCCGCCGACTACACCTAAACACAACTGATCTGAACGCAAGGGGCGGGCCACCGCCCCTTTACAGGGAGATTATCCTATGGCTAATACAGCCCGAAAGTTCCGCGTGAAGCGGATTGCCGCCAGTGAGATTGACACCAACACCCTGCGGGTGCATGGCAATTCCATTGCGGGTGGCCTGGCATTGGGCAGCAGTGAAGTGGTCGACCTCAATGGCGAGGCCGATGCGCTGGTACTGGACACCGATGGCGATACCACTATCAGCGCGCCGAGTGACGATCAGATCGACATCGAACTCAAGAGTGTCGATCACATCGTCATCAAAGCAGTGGCGACCGCCGACAGCGCCACGACGACCAACATTGTCGAAATTGCGGCGACCACGCCGGTCGATACGACTGGGACGAATGAGCACAACGCGCTCAACATCGATCTGGAAATCGGCAACGCCAGCGGGGGTACGAACACCGTCAATGCCATCAAGATCGACAACATCACTGGCGATGCGCAGGTGGTCGAAACCGGCCTGATGCTGGGCACGGGGTTCGACGTGGGCATCGACCTCCAGGGCACAAAGATCGATCTGGACGCCGACAATGACACCTCCATTGTGGCGAGTACCGATGACACGATTGACATCGAAGTCAACGGTGCGGCGGACTTCCAGATTACGGCCAACACGCTCACCGCACTGTCCGGTTCCACGATTGCCACCAACACGATTGCGGAGACGACTAACGGTACGGGTGTGACGGTAGACGGGGTGCTGGTTAAGGACGGCACAGCGCACGCCGGGCGCGCCAGTCAGGAGTTGACCGAAACCGGCGCGATCACCATCAACAGCGGCCTGGTGCTGCTCAATCATGCGACGGTCATCATTGAAGCCACGCTGGACGCACCGGCGGTGGGGGACGAACTGATTATCACCGATAACAGCGCCTCCGGCACAGCCGCGCATACCGTGACATTTACGGGTGTCACCATTGACGCCAGCGGAAATGACATTGCCACTTTTGACGCGCCGGGCGAAGCACTGCACCTGATTGCCATCTCAACCACGCGCTGGCTGATCCTGGAGAATATAGGATCTGTCGGTTTAAGTGGGGCGTAAGTCGCCTTTAGTTAGGAGTTACCCATGAAAGCTTCACGCGCGGTCGCGCGCACGATGAAAAGTATGGCTACGACTGAGGAGCGCCTGGGCGCTATCGAAGAGCAATTACAGCGCATCGAAGACCTGCTGATCGAACTGCACGCGCATGGCCTGGTCAGCCCGGAAGAACTGGCGGACGTGCTGGTTGATCCCGAGCCTGTACAGACGACCAAAGACCAGCACGCCGAGGCGTTTGCGGTAGCTGCCGGTCGCAAGCCTCCGCCGAAGGGGGCCAAACGTGGCTAGCCTCAAGGTGCTGGGCGCGCTCAGCTTCGTGGAAATCAACCCGACCATAGACACCAACGCCTATCAGGCCGGGGATGTCGTGGGCGGGGTGATGACCATTCCGGTAGGGCAAAAGGGGGGCATGCTGCGTCATGTCAAGCTGGTAGACAATGACGCTGAAGCGGCGGAGTTGTCACTGTACCTGTTTCGGGACACGCCGACGGCCATCCTGGATGACGCCGCCTTCGCAGCGGCCATGACCGAAGCCGACACTCGCCTGCTGATCGATCAGCCGCTGGTGTTTGCCACGACCGACTACCTCACCCTGAATGCAGAGAAATATGCGATCAAGGGTGGGCATGGCGGCGTCGGCAACACGGGTCTGGGCATCGAACTGCGTCCGGTAGATACCAACATCTATGCCTACGCCGTCTGCACGGCCACGCCGACCTACGCGGCGCTCAAGCTGTTCTGGCAGTTCACGCTGTGGCGCAATGACGCCGGG